TACGTTTGGAAAGAACAAGAAAAACTTATAAAAAATTACAGTTCTGTCTTGACTTTTGATAAAAATTCGTATAAGATTATAACAATGTCAACCTTAAAGGAGTGTTTAGATAATGGATGACCAATCTAATAAAGTTCTTTCAGTAATGAAAGAAAGAGATTTCTACCATGCAAAGGTAGAAGAACTCCAGAACCGAATTAAAGTTCTGGAATATGATAACGCAGAACTCGTAAAGAGGGATGTAGTGTTATCTGCAAGATGTAAAGACCTTGCATCTAAAACGCCTTTCAAAAGACCACCAAGGAGATTTGGTCGTGGTTAGGTCTTTTAAAGTATATCAGGCAAAGTATTTAATACCAAAGTCTGATAAAGGCCCTGCTTTTACACTCAATGCAGAACCAGTAAAGTTTCATGCAGAGTTACTAAAAGACGGAAAACTGTCTGCGTTTATTACTAGAAATACCTATGCAGAAGCAAGAGCAGAAGGTGAAACTTACGTTGGAAGAGATAATGCAAGTTAAACTTATGGATAGGATGGGTACTGACCTAACTGTAGTAAATGCAGCTCGTGTCTCATTTGCAAAGGAATCTGAATGGGAAACGATTCCAGAAGGTGGTCAAATAGAAGGGTTACTTTCACTTGGAGATGAGAAACTAATCAAGTATCTTGCAAAGCACAAACATTGGAGCCCATTTGGACATTGTAGTTTACAGTTCCATATTAAAGCTCCAATATTTGTTGCGAGACAACTTGTAAAACACCAAGTCGGTTTGGTGTGGAATGAAGTATCCAGACGATATGTAGATGATGAACCACAGTTCTATACACCTAAAGTTTGGAGACTAAAAGCAGACAATAAGAAACAAGGTTCTAGTGATGAAACTATTGAATATGATATCTCTGGTACAGTGCAATTCATGAAACAAACATATTATAATTTGTTACGAGAACAAGTTGCACCAGAGATGGCAAGAATGATTTTACCACAGAACTTGTATACCGAATGGTATTGGTCTGGTACTCTAATGGCTTTCGCAAGAGTATGTAATCTGCGTTGTGCAGAAGATACTCAATGGGAAACCAGACAGATAGCAAATCAGATTGATAGATTCGGTGCAGAATTCTTCCCCTACTCTTGGGTAGAATTACGAAAAATGACTTGACTTTTAAGTTATTTTCGTGTATAAATAGAGTTATATATTATGAATACAGTGAAATATTTAAACATACGATAAACATATATTAACATAAGGAGAATAATATGTCAGTTAGTACTCTACGCAAGTCCAATACGTTGGACAAACTTCTAGCACAAGTTCAATCAGAAAGTGCTCCTCAAGAAAAGAAATCCTATGTGGATGAAAGGTTGTGGAAACCAGAACTAGATAAATCTGGTACTGGACAAGCAGTCCTACGTTTCTTGCCTGCACCAGATGGTGAAGAACTTCCTTGGGTAAAAGTGTTCAAACACGCCTTCCAAGGCCCTACTGGTAAATGGTATATTGAGAATTCACTTACCACTATCGGTAAACAAGACCCTATGAGTGAACATAACTCACAGTTATGGAACACTGGTCTTGAAAGTGATAAAGAACTTGCTAGAAAGCAAAAGAGAAAGTTGGAATACTACTCAAATATCTATGTGGTATCCGACCCAAAACACCCAGAAAATGAAGGGAAAGTGTTTCTATTTCGTTATGGTAAGAAAATCTTTGATAAGATTATGGCTTCAATGCAACCAGAGTTTGAAGATGAAACACCTATTAACCCATTTGATTTCTGGGAAGGTGCGAACTTCAAGTTGAAGATTCGCAAGGTTGATGGTTTCTGGAACTATGATAAGTCTGAGTTTGATAGCGTGACCGCTCTCGCAGACAGTGATGAGAAACTTGATGGTGTTTGGAAGAAGCAGTATTCACTGCAAGAATTCCTTGCACCAACCAACTTCAAGTCATATGATGAGTTGAAGAAAAGGTTAGATGATGTTCTCTCTGGAACTGTCACTGCAAGTGCAGCCTCTATGATTGATGAGGATGTTGTGGAAACACCACAGTTCAAAACAGAACCACAACCAAACATTCCTAGTGTAGATGATGGTGATGACGATACTATGTCTTACTTTCAAAAACTCGCAAAGGAATAAGGGTGACTACTTAATAAGTCCGTCCATACCCACGGTTAGGTAAGGTGAAAGGGAGAGTAGAAATGCTCTCCCTTTTTTTATTTGTATAAATACTCATGAGAGAGTGAGAGGTGCAAATAAATGATAGACCCTATTTCAGCAGTTGCTATGGCAACTGGTGCTTTCAATACCATAAAAGCTGGATTTGCCGCCGGCCGTGAAATAGAATCCATGGCTGGAGATTTGTCTCGCTGGATGGGTGCAGTTTCGGATATTAAGAAAGCTGAAGAATACAATAAAAAACCCCCCATATTTAAGAAAATCTTTAATGCTAGTTCAATAGAAGAAGAAGCATTAAATATCTTTATGGCTAAGAAAAAAGCAGAAGATATGAGAGAACAACTCAAACAGATAATTTCTTTTTCAAGAGGCCCTGCCGCTTGGGATGAGCTCTTGCGTACTGAAGGCGATATTCGTAAGAAAAGGCAACAAGCAATTTATGACCAACAAGAACGTAGACGTAAATTATTGGAATGGATTGCAATTATCTTTTTAATTATCGTAGTCTCTGGGTTTGTACTTGGGATTTTATATCTTTGGTTAAACAGAGGATACTAGCCTGGGATTGCATTTACATCTTGTAGTTGTTGACTATTAATCTCTACTTTCTGTTCAGATTTTCTATTGTCAGTATTAATGTAATTATTAGTAGTTCCACCACCACCTTGACTTTTCAGTAAATCTAATTCTTTTTGCATATCTGCAATCATAGCCGCATCTGCATCTCTTTTTGCTTGTGTATCAAAACCACCATATGCATTTTCACCAGCATCAAACTTTGCAATTCTATCTTGTGCTTCTTGAATTTGTTGTTGTACTGCGGCTGCTGGGTCTTGTGGTTTTTCATCACCATCACCGAAACCAAAGAAACTTAAAAGTGAATCTGGTATAAAACCCTTAATATAATTAGTGATAGCAGATATATCAATATCAAAGAAATCAGTTATCATTTTAATAGCATCTCCTATGATGCCTGTAATAAAATCACCAAATGAGAATGGTTTATCTGGGTCACCAAAACCAAATAAATCTTTTACAAAGTTAATTGCAAGGTTAAGTGGTAGGAAAACAATGTCTATGAGTTTACTGAATACACTGAATATAGTTAAATCACTAAAATCAAATAAGTCTGTTAAAAACTTAAATGTTCCTTTTAGTCCATCAAATATACTTCCAACTAAGTCATCAATTAATTTACTAAATGAGAACTTATCAAGTGCTTCTTTTGCTTTGTCAAATCCAAAGAAACCAAGAATATAACCAACACCAGATTTCAATAAATCAAGAGGCATACCAATAAGTCCTTGGAATACTTTAGAGATACCACCCTCTAAACCACCTAGAGCACCACCTTCATCATAACCATCCATAAAACCAGTTACAAAGTCAAATGCAGACATAAGAATAGTGATTGGTAAGAATATTTTACCTAGAACTTTACCTATACCCTTTGCAAATTCTATAACTGGTTTAAAACCTTCCATAAAGGGTGCTAATGTTTTAGCACCAGTTTGTATTCCAGTAAAGGCACTTTTGATTGGATTTATAAACCCCTTAACAGTGTCAACGATAGTGTCAATAATGGTAAACCGTTTAATAATACCAGCAGTTGTTCTAGCGGCAGATGCAAGTTTATCACCAACACCAGCAAATGTTTTGATAACATCATCACCTTTTGTTGCAATTGTTGTAAACCTAGTAGATAGGTTTGTTCCAAAGGTTTTGATAGGTTTAATATAATCATCTATTACACCGAATATTTTAGTATTTTTTAGTACATTTCCAAATGCAGTGAATTTACCACTAATTGCAGTTTTTATACCCTTAAAATAGTCATCCACACTTGCAAGAAACTTTGAATCTTTAATTAATTTTCCAAAGTTAGTAAATTTATTACTAAGTGAAGTTTTTACACCGTCTATTAAAGTATCTATACTTTTAACAAATTTACTATTTTTAAGTTTTGTAAAAAAGTCTGTTAATGGTTTAAAATAACCAGCAAGTTTAGTCGCACCTTTACCAAAAAGTTTTCCTAGAAATTTTAATTCTATTGCGAGTTGACTAAACAAACCAGTTAGAAATGCAACTGGAGCTGCAACCAGACCAGCAAGAACACCAAGACCCATAAGACCTTTATCTTTCATTCCAGCAAGACCGTCCATCAAAACTTTGTTTTGTGCAATTAATGTATCACGAATATCTTCAAACAAAGCTTTTTCTGAGTTTGCTTGTCTACGGAAAAAATTGTCTTTTTTAGCTGCATCAACATTAGCTTTAGAATCTCCTACTAAAGATTGTTTAAATGGTGTAGTAAAAGAACTGAACAACTTTTTGGTAATACCAACCCCAGGCAGAGCACTAATTCCTGCTTTGATATTATTAAGAGGTGCAAGTAACTGGTCACCCAAAGGTTTTAACTGGTCTTTGAATTCATCTTTGATTACTTTTGCACTATCTATAGATGCTTGTTTAAATGCATTTATTGTTTGTTGTTCAGCCATTTATCTATTTCTTTTTATCTACATATGCATTTGCACCAAAGTAAGCGGCAACTAATGCTGATATTGCAACAAAATATGTTGGTGCAATATCTCCAATAATCTTTGCAGTATTCTCATACCCTAACATTGATGTAACTAAAATACCTAGTGGATATAGTAACATACCC